CCCGCACCAAGACCTGAAGCCACTCGTTTACTGCCAGACTTAACTCGACCAGTCAGATCTTTAGGGAACCTCCACGTCCCATTGGAAACCTCAGACAGGGCATGATGATTAAACGCTGGCGGCAATGGTGTGCTTGCAGCGTCGAGAACACGAGGGTTGAAAATATGTGCCGGACCTTGACCATGAATCCAGTTAGCAGGAGATTGAATGTTTTTGAAAGTTTCCGGGTCATAGGTTTTGTAGTTCTTTGTGGTTCCCTTCCACTCTCTCCACTCGACCCACGTCAGAGCCTGCAACTCTGACGGGGTTAGTTTGCGAGTTGACCCATCAGGGAACTGCACTTCACCAATTTGGTCAGCGGCTATTTCGTACGCTCGACGCACAGATCGATACATGTTGTTTGACATGCGAGTGTCAGGAGCCATAGAAGCTCCCATGGCAATAGCGAAAGCGTGACGGTCAATAACGACTGGCACGGCAGCGTCAAGTTCACCAAAAAGGTATTTAGCGTTGTAGTCGCTAATTGAACCAGTCATCATCCCGTAAACGGCGGCTCGATGTTTCTCAAGTTCAGAGGCAGAAGACTGAAGGATTGCTTCCACAAAGTTTGGTTGCTTAAGAGTGTTTGGGCCCTTCATTTTGCGAAGAAAGAATGCCTCGACCTCATTGTCAGACTTCTTAAGCAGCTCTATGACGTTGGACGCTTCCTCGGTCGTCGACTTGATACCTACCACCGTGTTCATGTGGTTTTTCAGTTGTTTAGCAGTGGCATCAGGATGGTTTGTCATGTACCGAGCAGCGGCTACCGCCTTCTCAATGTTCTGTTCCCACAGTTCGCCCGCTGACATTAGCGAGGCCACACCAACAAGTTTGCGGTGGTGCATCCCTATTTCGGACGCTGCTCGAGCCAAGTCCTCGTTTGCTATTCGATACCAGGCAACTGCTTGATCCATTTGGCGTTGACTTTCGGGGATAATCCCCTGGAATGGAGCAGGTGCTTTACGCAACGTCTGGTTGCCAATGTCACTCACCCGAACCGTGGCAGGTACGTTTCTCTTAAACTTTTTAAGACCGGCTATCGGGTCACCTTCTAAAGCTTCGTTGACAATTACCCGAACAGGCACAGCCTCAAGGCCACGCATTTCAGAAGCCATTAAACGTTTCTGACCATCAGTTAATGCGGCTGCACCTGTTCTGGGGTTGTACTCCAGAACAAGCGCTTCTTTGATACCGCTTTTTCGAATGTCATCAGATAGCTCTCGAACGTCTTCAGTTACTTCGACAGCAAACCGCTTCATATCAGCAACGGGCACCACTTGAACAAGATCATCTTTTAGTGCCGGGTGGGTGGCCGCCGGTCTCATCACCGATGCATCTAGTTGCTTTAGCTTTGCCATGACTCTTTGGTTGAAAAAGTCAGTGATGTTGTTTGCCATCATCGGCATGAGCTGCACAGGATTAACCATTGCCATGGTGCTGATACGGCGAAGCATTTCACTTTCGTCGATTGTGGCCGCACTCCGAGCATCAAAGTCTGCGACGTTCAAGTAGATACGATCAGCAGACGGGTCCTTACCTAAGAAAACTGAAGCTACGCCGATGCGAGGGTCTTGCAGTGCCAGCTCAGGGTGACCGTTCCCCATGGTGATCTTGGCGAACTGCACCATTGCCCCACGCAGCTCTACCATTTCCACATCCGACAAAGCTTCACCGGACATCATTTTTTTCCAGTGCTTATCGACTTCCGGCATGTCTTTACCGAGACGAAGTCGAGGCTGGTTGCTCCAACCAGTCTTAGTCGAAATGACGTGATCAAATTTGGACGCTTCAATAGCAGCGGCAGCCACACGGATCTCAGACTTGTTCATTCCCGTTCCGACGCTTGCCGCATAGTCAGGCACTTGTTCAAACAAGTCATTGCCTAACCCCAGGAAAAATTCATCAGCTTGAACGCCGTTATTGTTGTTGGGTTTCCAAGTTCCTAAGTCGTCATATCTCCCAATTAGCGATTGCCGCAGTGAGGAGATTGCCCCAGCTTCGTTAAAATTTGCTGTCCCAAAGTTTGAACCAACAAGAGACATCATCGCTCGACGAGCCCGACCGCCTGATGTTGGGATAATCGTCGCACCCAACATGGGTTCACGCATGGTGCCTGACAGTTGAGCTAAAGCATCTGTAGATGTTGTGCCAACAATCCTCGGGACTTGTATCTCATAGGGGTTTTTGGGGCCTCGGGGTATGGGAGGCAGACCCAAAATCGAGTACATCGGCGGGTCTTCTTTGAACATGTCCCTGACACGAACTTGTTGCGACTTAGGGCCGCTAATCATTCCTCGATCAACCAAACCATGTTGGACTTTGCGTTCAAGGCTGGTCGCCCCGAGAGAAACACCAGCCGCTGCACCAGCAACTCCTAAAATGCCAAGCACTCGGGTTAACCAACCAGAGTCAGGTTGTGCGGCATGATGTGCGCCGATTGCTTCACCTAAAACGGGAGCTGTGTATGCCTGCTGTGTGGCAAAGTCTCCCGCAGCTCCAACGACATCTGAAAGCTGAAATCCGTCAGTAGCACGTTCCGACCATTGCTGGCCAAGAAGGCTTGACGGCAGCATGCCGGTAACCATTCCGGCAGCACCCAACAGCCCACGTTCTTTAACTGGACCGAAAATGCTTCCTTGTTCACCCTGTTCTGCTGGGGGTTCTGGAAGAACAGTGTCCTGCTCACTGAGCTGTTCCCTCTCGTCGGGAAGCATTCCGCCGGTGAATACCATTGTCTTTACCTACGGGCTTCGATCAAAGCTTCCATGACGAGTTGGGCCCACTCACGAGTTTCTTCAGAAACCTCAGGGTGAGTTGTTAACGCATCAAGAATCGCTAACCGTTGCTGATCACCAGCCTGTTGTTTTGGAGGCAAAGGCGCTTGACCCATTGCCATAGGTTGAGAGATAGGAACATTTGGTCGTTGCGTGGGAGCCATAACTCCCTGCGGCAGTAACGCTGGCCCTTCAACTGGTCGGCCTTCTTGCTGCGGGACGCCTCTTTCAGGTAACGCACCGGGACCTTCCATCCCGCCTTGCTGCTCAGGTGGGGCCATTGGTGGCAGCGAAGCTTTAAGGTCCGCTAGATCCGCTTTCTCTCCGTACGTGCCAGACTCAGGTTTGTTTACCGACTGGTTTTGCGTCGGTGTTTTCTCAATATCCATTTCAGCCATGAATAACCTCAGCCTCAGTTTCAATCCAGACTCGAGCACCGCAGCGGTCAGGGGTCTCTGAATGCACAATCGTGCATGGCCCCTGAACGGTTACTCGACGATGATGAGTCGAACCTTTGTATGTGCGGTCAATGATCGCCGGTTCGTTCTTCTTAATCTTTTGTTGGTGAACGTGGATAACGTGTTTCACTGGCAAGACTCGCAGATCTCATACCCGTCGATCGAGCACTCGATAGGAGTGTCGTCATCGAACGGATCTAACTCGGGTCGTTCCCCCATCATTTCGGTAGGGGTTTCCGTCATTTCCTGCGTGTCTGTCATCCACTCACCTGTGTTCCAAGCATTCCGCCCTCACCTGCGGGCATTCCCAAACGTGCTAAAAGCTCGGCTCCCCCCGGTGGAGCTGGCGGAACAGCTCCGCCGCCCTCTCCGGGAGGAGGAGCACCAGCCGGAAGTCCCGGATCCATTGGGGCTCCAAGCCCCGTTGGCACCTGCGCTTCCAACATCTCTTGTTCTGGTTTAACGATGTACTCCTCAAACAAGTCGAACAGGTCGTCGCCCTTCTCACGGGCACGAGCAATCTCAACCAAAGCCTCGTTAGGTACCAAACCTGACTCGAGACCTTGAAGAAGTTTCGCTAAAGCCATAGCCCTGAACTTCTCCACGTCAAGACGGGAACGTTCACGGCCAACGTCAGTCAAACCATCAATGTTTTCCTGAACGAATTCTTTCGAAACAAACTCTGCTTGCGAATACTGAATATGCAGCACAGCGGACTGTGCAGGGTCACGTCCCAAACCAAGCCCGTACTCCACTCGGAGACGATGCGAAGGATCAATATCGGTACGTGCGTTGTACTCCGACAAGAACTCTTGGTTACGGAGAATCCCAGCAGCTACTTTCGGGCCAGGAAAATACGCTTTGTCAACCTCGAGAGCGATACGCAAGGCACGTTCCATCTGCCGTTGCAGAATCTGGTGGTACGTCCTAATCGCCGTGTTCATCATCCCAGCAGAAGCCTCAAGGAACTTCGCTGAAGCAATCGACTGATCAATCTCACCAGGTCGACTCTTAGGCCAACGTCCACCAACGTGGATGCCTTCAATGAGTTGAGCCAAGTCGGCTTGAACATTCAACGATGACACTGCTGGCGGAACACGACCAATAGCGCCCTGCGGTCCCAATTCAATGAACGAGCCACCACCGTATGGCATTTCACCGATGAGGTCTTTCACGAAGATGTCCGAGTAGACAGCTTGGTCGGCGTAATCCAGAATTAAGCCCATCAGCCGAATGTGTGCTTCGAGAAGACCAATCACCTGATCGAACTGGCCACGTATCTCACCGTCAAGGGAAACACGAGACCCGATCACTACCGGGCATATGCCGGTCTTGTTTTCGATTCGTTCCAGCTCAACTGGCAACGGCACATCTTGTGACGAGCCGTAAGCCACTAACCCAGAAGCAGACGCCTGATACAGGCCAGTGAGGAGATACTCGTTTTCGTCGTAGTACTCGACAAGCACCACTTTGGTGTTTTCGTCAGGATCCCCATATTCGTTGTACTGGCCAAGAGCGTCACGCAGTTTGTCTTTGTAAGCGTTAGGGAGCTGAGTGAAATACACCTCCCGTGCAAACATGCAACGTCGAACATCGTCACCCGGACGGAAACCCGGCTCCGGGTAGCACTGCCGTGGGTCTCTACGTTCGATAAGTGGAATTTTCTGCTCAAGGTCGGGAACAATCGTCCACACCGACATGCCATACGCTGCTTTGTCCATCACTGATCGAGGGATCAGCATGTCCACTGCGTTAATGTCCATATATGAAACAGCTATCTGTTCCATCTTGGCAGCAACTTTCTTTGCTCCCTGGGTGGGACGATCTGGTTGCACCCGAACAGTAGGAACCAGCGAAGCGGACTCAGCGGTGTCCTCGAGCGCTACCTGGATCAGGTTCGGTGACCGAGAATCAACCCCCTCTTCGTCTGGGTCGAAAATGTCGAAATCACCACGGACCACACGGTCAATGGTTTCCATCCGAACATCACGGTCATAGTGTCGTGAACGCCACGAGGCGTACATGTTTGGAATCAGATCAACGTTAAGCATTAGCGCTGAACTTCAACAATGTCGACAAGGGTTCGTTCGATCTTACTCATCTTCCGTCCAGTCCTAATTTCAAACGCTTTAGCACGTACATCTGCCTGAGTTGCATCCTCCGGCATTGTGAAATAGATCGGTTTGTCGTTCTTTAACGTGGCACAAACAATTTCGTTCTCTGCTGCGGCCGCTTTGGCCCGTTGGAACGATCTCTTATTCTTACTTTTTTTGAACATAGGGGCCTCGTAGGCCCACCCGACAAGTGTCGCCTAGTTACTGGGATTCCAAATCTCCGAGTCAATGTTCATGGGCTGTGGGCCATCTTCGATGTCGTATTCTTCGACAGCACCATGCGGTTGTGCTTGCCCAACGGTCTGTCGACGGTATCCCCACTGACCACGAGTCATATGACCGGGTCGTTGGTCACGTAAATGAATTCCTCGAACCTCTTGGTTTTGGAAGTCCACCACACGTCTACGGCGTTTAATTCGATTCGGTACTCTCATACGTTCATGGAACATCGGTAGGTGGGCTCGGTTCATGAGATCTCTAACACCAAGATCAGCGAACCATAAGCTCATGACACGGTCACTGACAGCTCCCATTGGGAAAGCAATCAGCTCCTCCAACAACGGTTGAAACACCTGTGTAGTGGGAGCGTTACCCCACGGGATAGAAACCAAACCTGTTTCCATTAAAGGAGCCATTGACTCCACACCGAACTGTGGATCCCATTTATTGCCATGAGTGTGGTGAGGAACAACCCTCACTCCCCTCTTAGCGAGATGCTGTACCAGCTCCATGTCGTACTGCACGATCTGTGACTGCACACCGTTCGATTCGACTCTCCACTCAAACAGCGGATACCGGTCAGTCCAATCCAAAATCTGGTTCTTCATCTGAGGGGCCTTCATTGACTTAACAGCCAACGAGTCCACCAGATACCGTTTCCCGGTAGCAGGGTCTACCCCTATCAGAGTGAAAGCCGTGTACCCCGATCCTTTATTGGCCCCCGCCGGATCCAGCCCAGCAAAAAGACGCCACGACGGATCGTAATGACCTTGAACACGAGACGTGTCCTTACAAGCGTCAATCATCTCCTGAGTGAAACTTGCACCCAAGCCCGGAATATCGACCTGCTGGTAAATCAACTGGAAGTCCGCAGGGCGCATCTCCGAACGGTGAACCAGAGCTTGCGTGTACGGGAAATGCTCCGGCCACAACGTCTGCTCAGTCTCATCATCCATAATGCACGGATACCGCAAAACCTTGTAACCAGCTCGAGTAGCGAGCGTCGAATACACG